CGTAATGACGCTGATGTACTCCTCTTCTTGATCCCGAAGAATCGTGTGAAAGAAGGCGTCGCCAAACGGCGTGGTGCTGACCCTGGCTAACGACCTGCTGCTGTCACGCTTTCGCAGACCCTCGGCAATGGACGACACGCCATTGATCTGTATTTCGCCCTGGCTTGGATCTTTCTGCGAATCCGGCTGCTGACTTACCCCTTGGATGAGATTGGGGACTGTTACCGCGACGTTTTTCATCAGAAGATCGAATAGCCGTTAGCAACGCGACGGTTCATCAGACCAGTGTTTGGCTGATACGTCGGGAAAGCAAAAGCACCAGTGAGCATGTTGGATTGCTCTTGCTCCATTTCGATGCGCTCAAGCTCCGCCTGGGCGTCGCCTTCATCCTTCGCGGTGTATTTGAACAACGCCTCAGAACCGAGAGATCGATCAGAAAAGATCCGAGCGGCTCTGATCGTGACCCAGCGATTAAAGGCTTCTGGGACCGAATCCCACGACAGCAACCAGATCACGTCAGCAGCTAGCTCTGTGATCTGGTCGTCAAGGATGAACGTCCGCTTCAGCAGGTCGTAGACCCTTTGGCCTCGTAACTGAAAACGACCGTTGTACTGATAACGATTGACCGAAAACCCAACGACCTCATCAGGGACTTTGATCTCTTTAGTGCTGGTGTCTTTTGCAAACGGGTAGTTGTATTCAGTGTTCCAAGACCAGCCTTTCGTTTGACCCTCCTTGTGGATCTCGAGAACAGTCCGCTGCGCAATGCGAGCGTCTTGGATCTGCTCATTGTCGAGAGTGTCGACCGGCTGCTCGCCGATGTTCTCGAGGCAGATATTCACAGCATCCAAAAGACTGGTTCTCCCTTGAGCCTTGGACTGCGCAACTAGCGACATTTGCTCTACGAGGACGATGTCTGCATTCTGACGGAACACAAAAAAAGGGGCCAGCCATGACGACTGACCCCCTGCTCTCGCGCTTTCCAATTACAAGGTAATCAGGTTGTCGAGATTTGGGCAGCACATTCGGCGCGTAGTACACCCATACCAAGACTTTGACGGGCGACCATCAAATCGGACTGGTACTGGACCCGGTACTCCGACCCGGTGAGTTGCAGTGAAGGGCTCAGAAGTGAGACCACACCAACAGCATCACGATGGAAGATCAGGCCGCGGCACTTGGACAGGTCCTGCTCGTAGTCGGGGTTCACGTCGCCAGCGACGTTTGTGTAGTTGGGCTGGTCAACATGATTACTCGAAAATAGAGGGATGCCAGCGATTCTGGCAGTCTCACCTTGAGCAATAGTGCCGTTACTTCCACCACCGTTGAAGTCAACATTGATGGCACGACTTGACTGAGTGATTGAGTAGTAGTCGTCCGGAGTAAAGACGGCATACATGTTATCAATCGGTACATCTTTCTTCTCAAACTCAACACGAGCATCGAAGATGGCCTCGACCAGCGCGTCGCCACGGGCTTCGCGGGTTTTGGCGTCAAATGTTGCCTTGTTGTCGCCAAGATCGATCGCAGTTCCAGTGCGTCCTGCGTTCGGGGGATCCAGCGCCAGGGGCTCTGTGCTGTTGTTGGCGGCGGCGTACACAAGTCGTGCAACACGCTTGTCGTATTCCACTGCAAGGGCTCTGCCGAGTTCCCTTGTATAGATTTGACGAACATCGTAGTAGTTCATCAATTCATCAACTTCGTAGATTGCAGCGTCTGCAATCATCAAAGCGTCAAGCTCAATTGTACGCTTGTTCAGGTCGGAAGGATCATTGCCGCCACCCTTAATGGCGTCTCCGGGTTTGTGATAATTCGCCAACATGCGCCCGGTGATTGGGAAGTCGACAGAGCGCCCTCCACGAATGTTGCGCTCACGGGTCTTGCCCTTGAACACGCAATTGATCATGAACGCATCCAGCACCTCGCTTGAGCCGAGGCGCAGGAACATTGCGCGGTCTTTGTCGACGCCAGATAAGCCAGGGCCCCACGTCGCCGCGTCGCCCTTAATCTGGCCTAGCCTTGAAAGGTCTACGTCAGCCATGATGAGTTTTTGAAAAAAGAGTTAGTTCGATTTAAGACTTACTCTCTCGCTGACTCAGGTTGTCCTCCTTGAAGGGCCTGGCGCTCTGTAGCTGTCTTACAGAGCAGCTTACTAAAACTCAGGCGAACTATTCAAGATCATTGCCACCTTGTTCCTGTAAGCCTCATCTACGTCATAAAGACGCTGGCCTTGATCATTCCTTTTATTCATTGCATCCAGCACTTGCTGCTGGCTTTGGAACACTTGAGCGCCAGACGCTGGTGTTCCGCCCCCGTATAGCTGTGGCTCAACGTCCTGCTGCTTCAGGCCTTGCTGGGCCTGCAAAGACTTCAAAGCCCATCGCACTGCCTCTGCATTGCCGGAGTCGACAGCAGCGTTGTAACTAGCTTTCTCCTGCTCGCTCATGTTTTGCCGACCCCACGCCTGCAACGCATCAAACGCCTGCTGGCCGCCAACTTCGCCAAGGATTGCATTGGTGTCAGCGTCAGACAGACCGTCACCACTTGCTGCCAAGGCTGGTGCCGGAGCTGCGGTCATTGCCTGCTTAAACATGTCGACCATCTGAGGAGTCGTATTGAACGTCTCCGCCAACAGTTCGTAGTGCTCGCTGATGTCTTGGCCCTGGTCAGCCTTGGCCATCACCTCACCCAAGTCCACGCCCTTCTCAGCAAGACTCTCCACGGCAGCCGCGCCATACCTCTCTGAGGCTTGCTCCGCTGTGTATGAGCCCTTCTGTTCCGGTGCAGACTCAGGTTCAGCCTGTTGTGTCTCCTCGGGCTGCTTTCCTGACTGTTGCCCCATCTTGCGTTGGAGCTCTGCATAGGCCTTTGCCAGCTCCTGCGGTGATTTGAACTTGCCGAGGATTGCGTCCTCCTGTGCGGCCTGTTCCTGCTCACGAGCAAATTCCTCGACAACATTTTCCTGACCAGGGGCGACCAGCCCCTCCAGCTGTTCTGGTGTCGTCAGCTGCGGCCCTTCAAAATTTTGAGGGGTGCTGTTGACTGGTGTTCCGACTTCAGGGCTCATTGAGGTTGAGGTTCAGGGTTTTCTGCCGTGATCTGCACTTCCTGGGCGGTTCGTGCAGCGTTGGCGATGTTTTGCGGATCAGCCAGTTTTGACTGCATCAGCATTTGTTGCTGGGCCGCTTGTTGAGCTGCTTGCTGTTCTTGAGCCAACTCCTGCTCAGATTTAATCAATCCAAGAGTGTCAATACCCATTGAGTAAGCAAGTCGCTTAATAAGCTCTGTTGGCTTTACATAGGTTGCCAAGCCTTCAGGACCCATTGTTTGACCCAGCGTCGTTGTAAATCTAACGAGCTGCTCCAAATCGTTCCCTCGACCTACTGCAGCAAGGCCAACAGTCATCACTGGTTGAACCAATTCAGGCGGCAATGGTGGAACTTTCTTCTCACGTTGCAGGATGTCTAACTTGCGGGCGACATAAGGAACCTGGAATGTTGTCTGGAGCACGCTGTAGATCGAGCCCAAGGAGTTCTCGATCTGCAGTGCTGTCAGGCGAACTTCCTCTGCCGTTGTGCGCTCTGAATCACGAACGTCAGCGAGCATAAAAGCCTGTGACAGCCTGGCCTCGATCTGCGTTTTTCCTTGCATTGCGACCTGCAGATCCGTCGACTTCTGCACCTGCAGTGCCATCACATCAGAGGGATCTCCGGTAACAAATGCACCGTTCGGACTGTTGGCCAGATTGGCTGCCTTGGTGACGCCTGATGGCTTGACCAAAAACAGAATCTTGCTGCTGGCCAAACTGCCTTCTGCAATGGCCTGGCAGAGAGCTTCAACCGTCTGCAGATCAGCCAGTGCAGCGGTCTCTACATACGAAATTCCGTACTGTTGCCCATCCGCCCGGATCATGGTCAGTGGGAGCCATGGCGAGACCGACTCGGGCCTGCTGAATTCACTGCCAGGAATGACTTTGTTGTTTACTTCCTGATGCCATTTGACGGTGCCTTCCTTGCCCTGAGCGTTCCGTTCCCATTGGATGTAGGTGTAAATCCGAACAGTGTCCCCGTCATCGCGGCGAGGAACAGGATTGACGATGTCGTCAATAAGACCAGAAGTAATGTCGTCGTCGTCATCGTCTTTCGCACGAATCAGTTCCTGGATCTTGTCCGGGAGTGTTTCAATCGCCAGCTGCTCGCAGATGATCACCTCAAGAGGATTGCCCATCGGGTCCCGCTGGCACACGTAGCGGTTCAGGTGAAAACAGCGCAGCCCCTCCGGAGCGATGTGCAGCAACGCATTGCCGCCGACGATCAGATGCAGCAACGCCTCGTGGAAAACCACGCGGTCGTTGCTTGCCTCGATCTCGCGAAGCACCTGCCGCTCGATCTGACTGAGGATAGTTTCAAAGTTTGATTTCTCTTCAGGGCTTACGCCCTGCTTCATCAATTCCGCCTCGTCGAGAGAGAACCGAAAGAACTGCTGCGTGGGAGGGAGCAACCCAAGAAGCATTCGACTCGCGAGGTTCAAAACACCGCGAGCCCCAATGCCGTTCCATGGCACCGGAAAACTTTCCTTAGTGTCAGCAACTGGCTCCGAACTGGTCGGGATCAGATACGGAATCGTTAGCCGAGCACATGCACGGCCCCTACTGAGGTAGTAGTCCCGGTCCTGGGCCAGGTCTTCGTAACGCTGAGCTGCTGTCTTTTTCATTAGATAGAGAGGTTGGTGCCTCGAGTAGAAGCAGATCCACGTCGATAGCCAGCCGAAGTCATTCGGCCGCCGGAAGACTTGGCCTTGCGAGTTGTTTGCTGCGCTGTTGGGGCTACAACCTGTTCCTGACCCAAAATCCGCAAGGAATTGCTTGCTGCATTCCCGGCCCGCTTGATGCCAGCTACCTGCTCTTCTTGCTGAGCAGTTAGAGCCTCAACATTTGCAATGTTGTCGACCTCAAGCTGCAGAGCCTGAGCCTCGTA